GAGAACTACGTCAGGTTCATCGTTTTATGTAATTGAAGAGTTTGTTGAGCGTTATGAAAACGTCGCGCTAGCCGGTATGCAGTATGACTTCTTTCTTCCGCGTCTCATGAAAGTGCCTCCGGTAGTATTTAACACTCGTATCTACTCTATCATTCTCCTCACAAACGATATTCCGTTTCGGTGGCGAGGACGATACAACGAAGATACGGATTTGTCATTGCGCGTTTTGAAGGCTCATTACTGCACGGTATTGTTTAATGCCTTCTTTGCCAAAAAAGTACAAACGATGACGATGAAGGGCGGGAATACTGACGAACTTTATCAAGGCGATGGGCGGCGAAAGATGGCCGAATCACTTCAAGAGCAGCATCCAGACGTAGTTAAGATTGCGTGGAAATGGGGACGCTGGCAGCACCAGGTCAACTACGTCCCATTCAAGCGCAACAAGCTGAAACTCCGTTCCGATATTGAGATCTCAAGCGAGCCTAATAACTTCGACTTGCAGCTTAACGGTAGCCACTGAATGAATCCGCGTAAGCCGACAAAGTTAAAACTTATCGAAGGCACGTTCCGAAAAGACCGGCATCAGGAAAACGAGCCCGATCCTGTAATCGAAATCCCGCCGTGCCCGCAACATTTGACTGGAGAAGCGAAAGTAGAATGGGAGCGAATCACTCCAGAACTCGAGTTGGTCGGCCTCGTATCGCACCTCGACGTCGCGGCGCTGTCCACGTACTGCACTGCGTATGCGTTTGTCCAGGCCACGGAAAAGTTGTGTTTCGACGAAGAAGGGAAGCCTAAACTTTTCTATCGCGATTCCGATAACGCCATCGCGGAAAATCCGCATTTCGGAGCATGGAAACGATCTGTGGAAATCCTGCATCGCTACGCTACTGAATTCGGAATGACGCCAGTGTCCAGATCCCGCATCAACGTTTCTGTCCCCAATGTCCCAAGCCGAAGCAACAAACAAAACTACGCCTGATCCTGTCCTTAAGTACGCGCTGGAAGTTGTCAGCGGGAAGGAAGTGGCCGGCCCGCTCGTTCGCCTCGCTTGCCAGCGCCACCTGAACGATCTGGAGGATGGGCCAAAGCGCGGACTGCGCTGGGATCTTCCTGCAGCGAAGCGCGTTTTCGGTTACTTCCACGACGTTCTGACTCTCAGCGACGGAGTTCCTTTCACTCTCCACGCGTCTCAGCAATTTATTCTTGGTTCCTTGTTCGGCTGGAAGAATGAAGACGGGACGCGGCGCTATCGAGTTGGGTATTTGGAGGAAGGAAAGGGTAACGGCAAGTCTCCGCTGGTTGCAGGCATCGGGCTATATATGCTCACAGCTGACGGCGAGGAGCAGGCGCAAGTATTTGCCGCCGCGGTAGACCGCGAACAGGCCAAAGTCCCGTTCCAGTTCGCAGTGTCGATGGTGGACCGATCGGAACTTCTGGTTGGCGCCGTTACGAAAAGCGGCGGGAAATTCGGAGACATCACAAAAGTCTATAACCTGTTCCACCGAAAATCCGGCTCGTACTTCCGGCCTCTCGCATCGAATAGTGGCGGCCGCGGGAAGTCCGGATTCCTTCCGCACTGCGTAATTCTCGACGAACTCCACGAACATCCGACAGACGCAATGGTTGAATTCGTTCGAGCGAATACCAAGGGTCGTAAGCAACCTATGGTCCTGATGATTACAAACTCAGGACTGTACGACACGGCTTCCGTGTGCTGGCGATATCACGATTATGCGAGGACACGGCTCGACGGCACGATGCGGCCGGACGATGAATTTTTTGCCTACGTCTGCGGGCTCGACAAAGGCGATTCATGGACGGATAAAACGGTTTGGAAGAAAGCGAACCCGTTACTTGGCGTCTCGATCCACGAACGCTACCTCGACCAACAGGTGCGTGAGGCGGTCGGAATGCCGAGTAAGCAAAGCGTGGTGCGCCGGTTGAATTTCTGCGAGTGGGTGGAATCGAGTGATCCCTTTGTTGCTCCTGAAGTGTGGGCGGCCAACGGCGGAAGTTCGGACCTGCACGGACTGGCTGGCCGCACCTGTTACGGCGGCCTGGATCTGTCGGGAAAGAATGATCTGACCGCGCTGGTCCTGGTGTTCTCTTCCGAATTCATCGGTCAGAAAGACGTGCTCTCTTTTTTCTGGACTCCAAAAACCGGCCTCCGTGAACGCGCAAATCGTGACCGTGCGCCATACGGAGCATGGGTTGACGAGGGGCACATCATCGCGAAAGAAGGGACCACGATCGACTATCGATGGGTCGCAAAGAAGATTGGCGAGTTAACCGGCACCTACCGCATCGAAGCGATCGCTTTTGACCGTTGGCGCATCGATGACCTGCAGCGCGAGCTCGAGGCAGAAGGCGTCAACGTCAAGCTAATTCCCCACGGCCAAGGCTACCAGGACATGAATCCGGCCGTTGAAACTCTAGAGGACGATCTACTCGAACAACGCCTGCGTCACGGCAACAACCCTGTCCTGTCCTGGTGCGTTGCGAATGCCAGAGTGGTTACCGATCCAGCAAACAATCGCAAATTTGATAAGCGCAAAGCGACTGGACGGATTGACGGACTTGTTGCTCTTGCAATGGCAGAAAACCTCGGCGCCGCGAAGATGCCGGCCGAACCGAAATATCAAGTCATGTTTGTCTGATGGAGGAACCATGCTGAATCGCGCCTATTCCGTTCTGCAAGTCAAGGCTGTCGATGATGAGAAGCGCACCATCGAGGGTATTGCAACTACCGCGACTCCTGACCGGATGGGTGACATCATCGAGACAAACGGCGTTGAATTCAAACTGCCCCTTCCGTTGCTGTACCAGCACAACTCACGGCAACCGATCGGCACGGTCATTTCCGCGAAGGTTGGGAAAGACGGAATCACGATTAAGGCTCAAATTGCCGCGCCAGGCATTGCCGGCTTCATCGATGAGGCGTGGGCGCTGATCAAATCCGGTTTGGTGCGTGGCTTGTCGATAGGTTTTCGGAGTCTGGAGCACGCGTTCATGGACGATAAGAGCGGCGGTATCCGTTTCGTTCGCACGGAGTGGATGGAGTTGAGCGCCGTTACGCTGCCGGCAAATGCGGAAGCAACGATTCTCACTGTCAAATCGGCCGATGCTGTAGCGATAGCCGCGTTAGGCAATAGTCGCTCCGGCGCTGCCGTGAGACTCAATAGAAACCTTCCCGGCGCTTCGGGAACAACGCAAGCAAGGGGAAGTATGAAAACCATACAGGAACAAATTGCCTCGTTTGAGGCTAAGCGCGCCGCCGATGAAGCGGCCCGCACCGCCATTATGACGAAGGCGTCCGAAGAAGGCCGGACGCTCGATCAAACCGAAACCGAAACATACGATGGTCTGACAGCAGAAATCAAACAGGTCGATGCCCATCTTGTGCGCCTGAAATCTCACGAGGCGGACTTGGTTGCGCGGGCAACCCGGATCACAGCGGAAAACACAGCCAGTACAGTCAATGCTCACGCGACCCGTGGAAGCGTCCCTGTTAGCGTTCGCTCGAATGCTCCAAAGGGGATCGGTATGGCCCGCGTTGCAATCGCTCTGATCAATGCCGAAGGCAATCGGCGCCATGCGGCCGAGTTCGCAAAGGAAGTGTGGCCGGATTCTCCGGACGTTTACGCGCTGCTGTCCGCTCCGATCCGGAAGGCGGCAGTGGAAGCTGGCGACACGACAACATCGGGCTGGGCTTCTCAGTTGATTCCCGCCGCACAGCAACTCCAGGGCGAATTCTTGGAACTGCTTCGGCCTGCAACCATTCTCGGCCGCATTCCTGGCTTGCGTCGCGTTCCGTTCAACGTTGCCATTCCGGTTCAGACTGGCGGCGGTACCTACGGATGGGTCGGGGAAGCGAGAGGAAAGCCGGTAACCTCGCTGACTTTCGACTCTGTGACGCTGCGATGGGCGAAGGCTGCCGGTATCATCGTAATTACTCAGGAGCTCGCGAAATTCTCAAGTCCTTCGGCGGAAATGATTGTGCGCGACGACATGATCGCCGGATGCGCTCGATTTCTTGACACGCAGTTCGTTTCAACGACTGCGGCCGTTGCTAACGTTTCTCCGGCAGGCATCATTGCTTCCGGCGTGACTGCGGTTACGGCGAGCGGCACCACAGCCGCGGCGTTCCGGGTGGATATGAACAACATGCTGAACAATTTCATCGCGAATAACGTTGACCCTTCCGGCATCGTCATCTTGATGTCAGCGACTCAGGCGTTAGCGCTCTCCTTGATGATCACAGACCTTGGCATTCGTCTGTTCCCGGATATCGGAGTCAACGGCGGAACCATTCTGGGATTCCCGGCCGTTATTTCCGAGAACGTGGGAACACGCATCATCGCTCTGAACGCGCGCGATATCCTTCTTGCCGAAGACGGCGGAATCTCCATCGACGTCAGCACTCAGGCGTCCGTGGAAATGAACACGGTTCCGATCGCTGGCGACACATCGCCGATCACCGGCGCGGTGTTGAAGTCGCTGTGGCAGAACAACCTCGTCGGCTTGCGCGTGGAAAAATACATCACGTGGCTGCGAGGCCGCGCCGCCGCCGTCGAGTACATCAACGGCAACGCTTACGTCCCGTCCTAAAGTGCCTGTTCTCCTTTGAGGTGAGAAGGCCCGGCTTGTCCGGGCCTTCTCTTTTAAAATGATGGTCAAAGTAATTGCGGTTAAATCACACACTCCAGACGGCAGCAAGCGGTACAAGGTTGGCGCGGTGTACGAAGTCTCCGAGAGGGCAGCGAAGACGTTGCTTGCTT